ACGGCGCGGCCACGGCCAGCGGCTACTCCGGCGCGGCCACGGCCAGCGGCTACTCCGGCGCGGCCACGGCCAGCGGCCGAAAAGGCCGAGCGCGCGGCGCTGCCGGGTGTGCGCTGTTCCTGGTCTATCGCGACGAGAACCGAAAGATCGTGCATGCCCGCGCAGCGATCGTCGGCGAGAACGGGATCAAGCCCGATACGTTCTATCGCGTGAATGAAGCGGGCGAAATTGTGGAGGCATCATGAGCGCACTTCTCGACAGTCTGTTGTCCGCCCCCAAACTCGCTGAGTGCATCGCCGCTGACGCCGCCCTTGGCCACACGATTGCCGCGGCGGTCCGCCCGCGCATCCCGGTGGTCAGTCAGCGCTGGGTCAAGCGCTGCGAGCTGGGCCCGCTTCCGGTGGACGTGCACTTCCGCCCCATCTGCAACGGAGTGGACGCAGAGATCACGGGCATCGTGATCTACGGCTGCGAGCCGATCGAGCCGAGCGAGTTCTCGCCGGCCACGGTGAACGTGTGGCGCACGCAGATCGAGAACGACCTGCAGCGTCAGTACGACGACATGCGGGCGGGGTGCTGAGTCATGAACCGCCACTTCATCGACTACAGCGCCCTGCCGACCGAACCGCTCGGCACCCCGATCCGCCGGGAAGAGCCGAAGCCTTCGCCTGAAACGCCGTGGAAGCCCTGCTCAGGCCATCCCGACTATCGGGAGCGCATCACCCGAGAGGGCATTCGCGAGGTGACGCACAAGGACCACGTGCCGGCACCTGTGTTGCCGGTCGCGATGACGGAAGCCGCGCCGGAGAAGGCCGCCGCCGTCATTGCCGCGCCGGCTCCTGCTGCGGATGTGCCGGAGGGGGCGACGCATCTGCAGTTGCGCACCTTCGACGGAAGCCCGCTTCAGTCGCATCACGCCGGCCGGTACTTCTATCGAAAGGGGCGCGGAAGGTTCGCTGACTTCTTCGTGGCTGGCGAAAGTCAGAAGTGGTATTCGAGCTGTTGGGATAACAGCGCCCTCGACAGCAAGCACTTCCAGCCCCTCACCCAGCCCACCGCTTCGACCGAATGGCAGAGCGGGCCGCCGCCTAGTGTGGGGTGGTTTAGTGCGCAAGACTCGTACGACCGCAGGTTGGCCTTGGTGAGCTTCGTGCGCTTCTGGAACGGATCGGCCTGGAGCATATCGACAGCGGAATCCCTCGAAGCCGACGTGAAGGCCGGAGTAGCGCGCACCCCGGCCAGCCAGAACTCTGGAGGTGGCATCGACTTTGATATCCGCTGGCGCGGCCCCCGCCTAGTCGGCGCAGATTGGCCGGAGCCGTAGCAATGAGCCGCGACCCCGACCGCTTCCATGAAACGTGGTGGATCAGCCTGATCGGCATCGTGTTCCTGCTGGCCTATTCCACCGGATACCTGGGATGAACGACGCCTGGATCGTGGCGCTTGCAGCGCTCGCGCTCCTGAGCTTGTGCAAGTGCGTGGCTGTGTGCATTGCAGCCGCATCCGACCTGATGGGAGACGTTGATGGACGACCATGAAATCGACGGCCTGGGCAAGGCCCTCGTTGGGTACGTTGCACTGCTTGCTGTGGCAGTGATGTCGTTCTCTGCGCTGCTGGGAGCACTGTGATGCTGACCGCAATCTGCTTCGGCGTTCTGCTACTGATCGCAGTGTTCCTCTGGTGGCGCGCTGACCGCTCGCCATCGATTGAGGATGAGCCGACAACAATCATCGACGACATGATGTTGGCGCGCTTCGCTGAGTGCGGGTCCGGCTACGGCGAGTTTGACGACGAGCCGCAGCGATGAACACGATTCCGACCGTTGCGCCGACCCCGGCGCGGATCTTCCGTCGCCTCGTGGCCGCGTGCTATGTGGCTTATCTCCGCATCGGCCTCAAGGCCGCGAAGGACGACGCTGAAGCGTACCGCCAGCAGGCCGAGCACGCGCTGACACGCCGCGCCATCGCCGAGCGGCACGCCATCAACCTGCAGCGGCGCATTGACGCGATCCGCTGATCCCCTGGAGAGAACATGAACGCTGTAGTCGAGATGCCGCAGCAGCGCACGCTTGTTGCGCAGGGCCGCATGTCGGTCGCCGAAGTCACCCAGCACGCCATCGCCGTGCAGGAGGTGATGCGCGCCGTGATGAAGGAAGGCGAGCACTACGGGAAGATCCCCGGCACCGACAAGCCAACGCTGTATAAGGCCGGCGCCGAGAAGTTGTGCATGACGTTCCGAATCGCGGACGAGTACCGCACGGAGGACTTGAGCACGGCTGACATGGTGCGCTATCGGGTGACTTGCATCGGGCGCCACCAGATGACCGGGATCGAACTTGGCAGCGGCATGGGCGAGGGCAGTACCGGCGAAGAGAAGTACCGCTGGCGCAAGGCTGTGTGCCGGGAGGAGTTCGAAGCCACGCCCGCCGGCATGCGCCGCACGAAGTACGCCCGCGGCAAGGGCGGTTCGTTCTACACGATCGACCAGGTGCGCACAGAGCCGTCCGACTTGGCGAACACCGTCCTGAAGATGGCGTGCAAGCGGGCCAAGATGGCCATGGTCTTGAACGTCACCGCGGCCAGCGACTGCTTCACGCAAGACCTGGAAGACCTGACCGAAGAACTGCGCGACCACCTCACCGACGAGGACGCCGCGAACGACCGCGACGCGCGCCGTCGCGAGTGGATCAATGACCAGATCGCCAACATCGCCGCCGCGAAGACCGGCCGCGAGCTGAAGGGCATCTTGGCCTATGCGCTCGAAGAGACGCGCATCCGCAATGACGTTGAAGCGGAGAAGGAAATCCGCGCCGCGGCCGACAAGAAGGTCGCCACAGCCAAGCCCAAGACCGAAGGACAGCAATGAACTACGACGACATCGCCGACGATGTGCAGCTCGTCTCCAGCGAGCCTGTCACGCCGCCGCTCCCAATCGCAACCGACCGGTCGGCCGTTGCCATTCGTTCGAGCATCGACCGTGTTGAGTCGGCCATCAGCGAATTCGACAGGATCAGCGCCGGCTTGGCCGACCTGCATGCGCGCTTCCCTGTGGATCTTGTCTATGACGCGACATCCACCAAGGGCATGGCCGAAGCTGTGGCGCACCGCGCGGCCTGGCGCGAGCCTCGCATCAACGTCGAGAAGGTGCGCAAGATCGCGAAGGCGCCCGTGCTGGCGCTCGGCAAGGACATCGATGCCCGCGCCGCCTGGCTGACAGAACAGTTGCTGCTTGGCGAAGAGCCGGTGGACCGGCAGATCAAGGCCGAGGAAGCGCGCAAGGAAGAGATCAAGCGCCAGAAGGCGGACGCGGAGTTCGCGCGCCTGACTGCGATTCAGGAAGCGCTGCACGACCTGGCCATGGAAGCCAACGTGGCCGGCTGGTCGTCTGACTTCATCGCGAAGCGGCTGGCTGACATGCGCGCACGTGTCATTGATCCCCTGGTGTTCCAGGAGATGATCGGCCAGGCCGAGGCCGCGCGCACGAGTGCTGTTGCTAAGCTGGAGATGGCCCACAAGGCCGCGCTGCACACCGAGGCCGAGGCGGCGCGGGTGGTGGCAGAGCGCAAGGAACTGGAAGAGCTTCGCGCCGCGCAGGCCGAGCAGAAGCGCAAGGATGCGGAAGCCCAGGCCGCCGAGGCAGCGCGTGTCGCGGAACAGCGCCGCAAGGCCGACGAGGAGCGCATCGAGAACGAGCGTGTGGCCGCCGAGCTTGCCGCGCAGCGCGCCGAGATCGAGCGCCAGGCCGCGGAACTGCGCCAGCGGCAGGCCGATGCGGAAGCGCGCCGCGTGGCCGATGAAAAGGTCCGCGCCAAGAGCCTGCAGCAGGCGCGCCTGAACCAGGCCTTCGAAGCTACGTTCGCGCGCTGTGGCGCCGAGCGGACCTATGCCCTGCGCGATGCGTATCGCGCGCTTGACCCCGCCGGTCGTGTGTGCCCCGAGGAGCACATCGACGACTACATTGCCGCGCTGGAAGCACTCCAGCCGGCAACTGAATTGATGGGTGGCGTGGGCGCCTCCCTGAACGGGTGGCCTGGCAATCAGGGAACCCGAGCTGTGGCTATGCCCGACGGCTCGGAGGAATACCGCGAGAACAGTGGGGCCCATGACGGCGGGGAAAGACCCGCAACCATCACCACGAACGCCCAAGAGAGTGGCAGTTTGCCTGCTGCAGCAGGCGCATGTACCAGCAGCGGGGCCGAAGCGGCTGATGTCCCGTCAAGTGGGTCTGAGGGCAAGGGCGCGCACGCCGAAGAACGCGCGCCCGAACCGTCTTTCGACTTCCTGGCCGAGTTCGCCGAGTTCCTGGAACTGTGCGCAACCGGCGAACTGGGCGAGATCCGCGCTGCGGCCGCTGAGCTTCGCCCGCTGGTTGCGCTGGCGCTGGAGGCCTGATCGTGGCCGCCACCATCCCCACCCTCCCGAAGATCAAGGACCGCTGCACCAAGGACGGCGATCATTTCCTCTGGAAGGGCTTCTTCAACAAGAAGGGCACTCCGCTCATCTGGAACGGCACGCACATGGTCGATGTGCGCCGAGTGGTCGCTGCACTGGCGCAAGGCGCGAAGCCGAAGACGGTCTTCGACAACCTGCCTGAGCGAGCCTGGGCCGAATGCCTCACCCCAGGCTGCTGCTCACCGCTGTGCGTGAAGGGCGGCAACCGCCTTGAGTGGTGCGCCTGGCGCCGCGACAGCGGGCAGGCCAAGAAGAACCTCGCTGAGGCCATCCGCCACACCGCCATCCGACGCAGCGCCAAGGACATCAAGCTGTCGCTCGACATCGCCCGTGAGATCCGCCAGAGCAACAAGGGCGCGGCCGAGCTGGGGCGCGAGCACGGCGTGCACAAGTCCAACATCTATCGCATCAGAAACGGCGAGCGGTGGCGCGAGCACATGCCTGGGGTCAGCATCTTCACGATGGCCGCCGCGGGCGTCTCCGACTGATCAGTCCGCGATGTATCGAGCCCAATGAGGAGTAAAGCGTGAAAGTGTGGATCAGCAAGTATGCGTTGAGCGGCGGGATCAAGGAGGCGGAGGTTCGTCAGTCAGCGTCGAACCTTCGGTACGTGTATCCGATCGGGTCGCACGGCTCGCTGCTGCTTTGGAGGAGCGCCCACGAAACCCGCGAGTCCGCAATCAAGGCCGCCGAGCAAATGCGCCTGAAGAAGATCGCCAGCCTCAAGAAGCAGATCGCGAAGCTGGAAGCGATGAAGTTCGAGTAGCGCACAAGATCGAGGAAGAACATGACCACCGACACCACGAAAGAGACGAAGCAACTTCCGGCGCCGCTGCACAACGAAAACGGCGGGTTGGTTGCTGCCATCGACACCGCCATAGACCGTGCCCGCAAGGGCAAGAAGGAGGGTGGGTGATGCGCGCTCGCGTGTACTTCGAATCGCTCGGCCGGCGAGACGCGAGCCTAGGCAGGCTGAGTATCCGCCGCACGCTCGCTTGGCCTGAGTGGGCGTGGCATGCCTACAAACGCGGCTTCTTCTGGCAGCACGCCATTCACGGAGACCCATCATGACCACCGACAAAGCACAGCCAGCACCAGCAGTGCCGAGCCTGCGGGAAGCGCTGGAACTGCTTCAGGAAGCCGTGGACTTGTGCGCCATCGGCGACATCGACGAGACCACCGACGACGGCCTAGGCTGGGCCGGGTTTGTGCGTGACGAAAAAGCCATGCTCGCCGCCCGTTGCACAAACGCGCGCAAGCCCGCGGCCTGGACAACTCACGAGCTTATTCACGAGATGAAGTCCGGGAAGCTTGCCGTCATCACCGCAACGCCTAGCGCGACATTCTGCGTGCCGGTCTACTTCGGCGAATTCTTGGGGCCGAACGCAGAGTGCGCTGCCCTCTCCGCATCCCCTCCAGCAGCAGTAGAGCCGACGTGTAGCGGCATGCAGGCCGGCGAGACGATCCAGCAGGCGGCGGAACGCTGGGCGTGGTGGTGCGAGAGGCGCGGGCACGCGACGGGCCTGCCGGTGTTCCTCCGCTTCCTGGCCCGAGCATGGGAGGCTGCCGTCGCCACCCCATCCGCACCACCAGAGGCGGATGCGCTCGATGCTGCGCAGACCCAGGCCGCGCGCGACGTGCTGGCCGAGCGGCGCCGGCAGGTCGAAAAAGAAGGTTGGACATTCGAGCATGACGACGAACATGACAACCAGGAAATGGCGCTGGCGGCCGTCTGCTATGCATTCTGCTACGCAAGGCCGCAGCCTGAATGGATGCCCTACGGCGGCCCGAAGAAGCCGCCTCCTTGGTGGCCTTGGGGTTCTGGGTGGTGGCGACCCAAGAGCCCGCGGCGCGACCTGATCAAAGCGGGCGCCCTGATCCTCGCCGAGATTGAGCGCCTGGACCGCGCATCCAAGAAGGACCAAGCATGACCCCCGACAGCATCCCCACAGGAGCGGCAGCGTTGACGCCCGCAACGATGAAGCTCGACGGCCGCTACAACTGGAAGTACCAGTCCGATCGGTTGATCTACCTCGGAAAGCGCGGCTCTTGGCATCAATTCAGCCGGATCGACAACCCGCGTGCCGTCTGGTGCGAGGTGCTGGATGCTGACTTGCACATGCTGGAGGAAACGAAATCATGAACCACGCCCCCACAGGAGCGGAAGACCAAGTTCAGGAACTGATGCGGCTGGCCGCCGCCTACGCTGACGCGCGCGAAAACCACAAACGGTGGTTCGACAGCCCGTCATCGCAGACGGCCTTTGTTGCTGCGAGCACCGCCCTCGAAACCGCCATCCGCGCCGCTCTCGCCCCTCCTGCTGCTACAGCAGTGTGCGCGCCGGCCGGACTGCCGAACAGAATTCTTGACGCCGCTGCTGTGTACTGGGGCTGTGCCTTCAAGGAAGGCCAGGAGAACCGCCAGCACGACACGCCCAGCGGCGATGCTGCCGACGCCTGGGAGAAACTGCGACAGGCCATCCTCGCATACGGCAACGAGCGCGCATCTCCCGCAGCATCAACCGCCGGGGCCACTCAAGACCTGGGCGTCTCGGCTCCTTCGTCGCCGCCGGGCTCTCTGTCGCAAGCTCCGACGATCCCTGACGCAAGCGTGCGGAGTGCGGAGTGATCCGCGACTACCTGCCCTGGCTGATGTCTGCCATCACCATCTGGATGACGCTGCTGGCCGGCAACAAGCACCCGAAGGCGTGGCTGTGGGGTCTGCTGAATCAGGCGCTGTGGCTGGCCTGGATCGTCACCGTTGGCGCCTGGGGCCTGCTGCCGATGAACCTCGCGCTGTGGATCGTCTACGGGCGCAATCACCTGAAGTGGAAAACAGCATGAGCCTTCTTCTCGACACGCTCGCCCGCATTGAACAGACCCTCAGCATTGAGGCCGCCGAATACGTACCGGCCATCGCTGACGTGTTCACCATCATCGACCAAGCGCGAAAGCAGCACGCGCGCGAGGGATCGGCGGCCGAAGGCTTGCGACCGAAGGGCGCAACCCCGGAGGGGCAAGAGCCCGGTGGCGAAGCCACGCGCCCAGAATCACCCGCCGGGGCACAGGAGGGGGTGCCGGCTGAAGTGCTGCCACGCTTTGCACTGAGCCCAGACAACGGCCTGATGTACGAGTCGGCACGCGGCCCTTGGGTTCGTTACCGGGATGTCGCCACCCACCCCACACCAGCACAGGAGGCGCCTGACATCCAGGCCGCATATCGTCAGATGATCGCCTCACGCTCCAGCGCGCCAGCACCCCAGGAGGCACCACAGGCCAGCGAAGCGAAGTTGCTGGGCGGCTGGAGGCTGAATCACGTCTTAGCGCACAGCAATGGCACGGCTGAAATCGGCTTCCTTGATGAAGACGACTGCTTCGCTCGCGTCATCACGGTGGACACCGGCCTCTACTACCGGCCGGACGATGCTGCGCCCCTCGCGCGGGAAATCCTGCAGGCGCTGACCGCCACCCCGCAGGCACCACAGGCCGAGACGCCGGCCGGCCAAGTGGTAGATGCTTGGATGGGTGACGGCGCGTTCCACGCTGTGATCGCCACCCCACAGGCACCACAGAAGCCCGAGGCTGCGGCGATGGCACAGGAGAACGTGCCGCTGACTGACCGCGACATCAACGCAATCGTGATGACGGTCATTCGCGACAGTTCGATCCTGCGGGTTCTCAAGCGTGAGTTGACGCCGCTCGAAATCAGCGACATCCGCGCTGTTGCCGTCAGGGCCGGCCGCGCGCTTCTTGCCGCCGCCCGGCCCGCCGTAGACCCGCATGCGCGCACGGTGGCCTGGGCGAATGCTGGCAAGACGTGGCCCTGGCCCGTCATCACGCGCTACACCGGAGGCACGGCGCCTGAAGGCGTTGCGGGTCGCGTGTGGCTGCGCCTGGAGGATGGCGGACCCGATGTCGAGTACGTGCCCGCACAGAGCAAAGGGGTAGTGCCGCTGACCGATGAAGCCCAGGTGCAGCACTTATTGCGGCTGGCAAAGAGTTTCGCCGAAGCAGTCTCGTTGGCAACGGATGACGATAGGTTCCAGACGCGCACGGTGGCCGCTTTCCAGGCGCTCGAAACCCTAGATGCCGCCCTCCGCGCAGCCCTCGCCGCTACTCGCGCAGAGCCGGCCGAGCCGGTGTTCTGGTATCGGCCGTGGAGCGATGGCCTGTATGAAGGGCCGCACCATCACAAGTCGGTCCGCGGCAAGATGCTGCGCGAAGAGAAGCCGGGCGAATGGGTGCCACTCTACGCAGCCCCACAGGTAGCTCGCGCAGAGCCCGCAGGCGGGCGGGTGGATGAGCGGGAGGCGACGGCTGCACAAACGCTCCAGGCGCACGGCGTGTTCAAGGGTGCTGGTGGTCTGCAGGCGTTCGCCGACGCGGACGCCTTCTGGGAGAAGCAGCCCTATGGCACGCGCTTCTACTTCGGCGACGGCATTGCCGACTACCTACACCGCGACGTGCTTCGTGCGGCGTGCGCGGCCCTCACCCAGCCCCCGACTTCGGAGGCTTCGCGCGATTGATCTTCTCTCGCACCCATGCTGCACCGCCCAGGGCCTTGCATTTCTCCCACTCGGCATCGGTCATGCGGATGGGTCGCGCGAGCATCACCTCGCCGGTCTTGCTGATGGGCTTGCGGCCGCGCTGCGGCGGGGGCTTCTCTTGGTCCATGTGCCGACTATAGCGTATCTACGAAAACGCTTGACGGTCTTCATTTGCGTATATACGATTTAGCCATCAACAGGAGCACACCATGGCACGCACGATGTTCCAACTCTGGCTGAAGAACGACCCGGACAACGGCGGCAAGGATCTGCAGTGCTGGTTCCAGGGTGAAGAGCGGGCAATCCGTGAAACGTGGAGTGAGCAGTTCGCCGCCGAAGAGCTGCGCCGCATCCAGCGCGCCAACCCCGGTCTCGTCTACGAACTCCGCACCAGGAGCGCAGCATGAGCGCAAAGCTCGTCATCAGCTACTACCGCGGCTTCCTCGGCAATGGCGCCTGGATGTTCGCCGTCCACACGAAGAAGTGCGCTCGCCAGCGCCGCGGCGTCACGCCTGGCGCCAGGGCATTCGCCTTGGTCCCGAACCGGCAGGAGCAGTTCGTGTCTGCGATGCGTGATCGCGCCACGCAGCCCCCGAAGGAGAACAGCCGTGGCTGAGCCCCGCGCGTGGCGTGTCCATGTGATCCCGTGGCAGGAAGACACCGGCATTGCGATGGCGGCCAGCCGCGCCAACGCCATCAGCCGCGGCCTGGCGTCCGCCAACGGCGTTGGCTACGGGCTGAAGTGGACCGACGTCAAGGCGACCCGCGCTCCGGAGTTCGACTTCATGTTCGCCAAGCACGGCCTGTTCAACTGGGACATCAACCACGCCCGAGACGTTGCGCGCGAAGAGATCGCCGCGCCTCTCAACAGCAGGAGAACAGCCATGAGTGAGCCGAGCCTCAAGCCTTGCCCTTTCTGCGGCGATACCGCCCTAGAAGTTGCGCAGGGAGGGGATCGGCATTGGGTCATGTGCCACGGCTGCCACGCCGAGGGGCCTATGAGGGACGACGAAGCCGCGGCCGTCGAAGCTTGGAACCGCCGCACTCCCGCCCCTGGCGCCACGCCGGCTGTGCCAACACCGGATGTGTGCGTCCCGGCTTCGCCGTCGCGCTCTCCGGTCGCGGGGCTCCCTGCGATCGCTGACGCGGCGTGCAAGGGCCTGAGCCCCAATCTCAACACGGAGAACTGTCAAGCAGGCGGGCGCGAACCATTCGTGCCGTTCGCCCCTGGCCAGTGCATCAACTGCGGGCTGCCGCCATCTCCGAACTGCGCGTGCCCGAACGGCCGGAAGGTGCGCGGCGCGCTTCGCAGACTACATCCATTCGACCCCGAGCGGCCGGACGACGAACGCGAGTGCGAAACCTGCAGAGGCAAGGGAACGATCGACATGCGCCTGAGTGCGTATGGCGATTCGGACCCGGCGGCCGAGTGCCCGGACTGCGACGGCCGCGGATGGTGGCCGCGCGAGGGATCAAGCCCGAAGGGTGAGTGCCCGCCAGGGCCGAATGCGGAGCACGCCGAGCCCGGTCCGCAGGACGCGCCCAAAACAGACCCGGCAGGAGACACACAGAGCGCAGAGCCGGCGAGCGAGCGCGAGGCTTTCGAGGCGTGGGCACGCGCTCGCCACCTCATTGGGCGCACCGGCTATTCGCCGTCAGGGAAACTCGCGTGGGAAGTCTGGCAAGCCGCTCGCGCCACCCCTCCAGCACCTGCGCCTGAGCCGGCGCTTCGTTACTGCATGGCCTGCGGTGAAGGCGTCACGTCCTTCTGCCGCGCTCCGGTGCCGTTCGATTGCAGGATGTTCAAGGCGCGCCCTCGCCCCACTCCTGGCGAGAAGGAGGGGTGATGAAGCTTTCGCCAGCGCTCAGGCAGACGCTTTCCGACATGCTACGCGGCCACATCAGGCGCAAGTACAGAACTCAGGCCGCCGCCGCAAGGGCCTGGGGCGTGCAATCGGTATTCGTCAGCCGCGTCCTGTCCGGCGAGCGGCCGCCCACCGACACGATGATGAGCGACGCCGGGATCGTGTTGGTGCCGATGTGGCGCGAGAAGGAGGAAAGCAATGGCTGACTGCCCCATCTGCAAGAGCGCAGAGCACAAGCTCACGTGCCCGAACCGAGATGGCGGGCAACTGAGGCTGTCTGGTGCGTCGCGCGCGGCCGAAGCACCGCGTCTGGCCGATCGTCTGGCTGATGCGCTGCAAGCGCACATCGACGGACCCGACCGCCTGGAGGCGCAAGACGCTATCGCAATCCGCGATGAACTTCGCCGTCTGCATGCTGAAGTGGAGCGGCTGAACGAAGAACTCGCCCGGCTGCGTGAGCACCTTGGAGAAGGGGATAGGCATGAGTGACATCGACTTGCTCAAGGCTGCCGCCAAGGCCGCCGGCATCACCGTTCGCGAGTCTGCAGGGGTTCTGTTCACGGACGTCGCCAAGCCTTCGGGCGTGGTGACGGGGCGGGAATGGAATCCCCGCACAAACTCGGGCGATGCGCTGGAGCTTGCTGTGAAGCTGCGACTCGACCTCACATGGACGCGCGATGATCGCGATAGGGCTTGCGCTGCCATGCCAAACCGCGCCATGAGGGGTCAAAACGCAGGGTCGGACGCGGCCGGCGCGATGCGGTTTGCCATCGTCAGTGCTGCTGCTGCTCTTGGAGGCTTTAATGGCTGACATCGCTGATGTGGAAATCCTCATGCACGCCTTCCGTCTTGCGCGTACCGGAAGATATCGCACGGCTGCGGAGCTACTTGCGGCACTCAAGGAAGACTTCCCGGATGTGGAAGAAGCGCGCCTGAAGGATTGCCTGAAGCAACTCGCAGAAAGGTTTATGCGCCATGGCTGACATCCCTGAAGCGCTTCGTCTGGCAGATGTGCTGGACTGGTGGGTGAACGAGACGGGCACAGCGCCGATGGAGCGCGATGAAGCGATGACGTTGGCAGCGTCCGAGCTTCGGAGGCTTCACGAGAGCTGCGAGTTCATGCTGGCTGCGACCCGCGAAGCGCAGGCGCTGTGCTCCATGTACATCGAGCGCATGCAGAAGGCTGAGGCAGAGGTTGCGAGGATGACCGAAAAGGTGGACCAACTCCAGTCCTGGCTGCGAAACATCGAGGGGGCTTGCGTCTACAGCCCATACCGCGAACTGAACCAGTGGGACGCTGGTCTCGCTGGTGCAATCCATGCAGCCGCCAAGTATTTGCCGCCGGAAGGTGCCGCAATCGAAAGGGACCGCAATGGCTGACATCCCCTGGCTACCATCAGGCAAGCGGATAGCTGACCTCTACACCATCGATGAGATCAAGGCCAAGATCGCAAGCCACGAGTACAGCCCGGGATTGCTGCTCCAGCACGCGATGCAGCACTTGGAGCGTCTGGCCGAGCGTGACGCTCAGTGGTTCGCCTTCGCGGTTGCGGTGGGCGAACGGCTGCGGTGCCTACCGTCGTCGTTCCCCGATGCCAACGCACACATCCTCCGCGTACTCGATGCGGCCATTGAAGGAGCCCGTAATGTCAGCACCTGAAGCGCTCAGCGGCCGACGCACGGATAGTGGCTTCCGTGTTGGCGCTGCAGACGTGGGCTTCATTGCCGTCGTCGGGAAAGACAACCAGCCGGTGATCCGCATCAAGACCGAAAAGCACTTCATCGATGTCCGCGTCACGAAATCCGGGCAGATGCGGGTCTATCTCAACGGCCTTCAGTGTGCTGCGACGAAGGGGAGGCGTAATGGCTGACATCAAAGCAGTGCTGGTAGATGTGCCGATGCCGGAGCCGCTTTTGCGCGTGCCTGCTTTTGCAGGGCGCCCTGAGTCGTGCTTCACTGCAGCCCAAATGCGCGCCTTCGGTGAAGCCTGCGCAAGAGCAGCGCTCGAATCTTTGGGCGTGCCGGCTTCGCCGTCGAGCTGTCCGTCGCAAGCGACTCCCATCCCTCACGCGGGGGAAGTGCGGAGCGGGCGGCAGCCGATCGAGACTGCGCCGATTGGCAAAGGCATGTTCGTGGTCCGCGCCTTCAACGTGTCCAACGGCTTCACGGGCTGGAGGCCCTACACCACGGACCCCTGGTGCGTTTGGCAGGCCACAGCCGGAGAGTTCTCCCGCTGGCCGCACCACTTCGCGCCCACGCACTGGGCGCCACTCCCCGCCGCCCCTGAAGGAGATACCCCATGAGCGCAGGAACCTTCGTCCCGGTGCACTGCTCCCACTGCGGCCGCCCCATTGCCAATGAGGCCGTGTACCTCGGTGGCTACGCCTATCACCCGGAGTGCACGCGCGGGCCGAGTTACCCCGCAACGTTCCAGCATCTGCCGCCCAATCCGCCGCCCACTCATCACCTATGGCACATGCCCGTGGCCCCGCCGCGACTCACCGAAGAGGACGTGCGCCGCATCGTCCGAGAGGAACTGACTCGCAGAGGAGATACCAATGGCTGAGCCGCTGAGCGAAGAGCAAGTCCGTGCCATCGCGCGGGAAGAGGCCGAGAAGGTGCTACAGGAGTTCAAGGACGACTTCCGCAAGCGCGCCTTCCCGGCAATCGAGAAGCTGGAAAGGGCGCTCCATGTGCAGAGCCCTCCCGTCGTGATTCAGCGGCGCAGCATTTGGCCGTGGCCGTTCAACTGAGGAGTAGAGATGCTGACCGAAGAACAGACCAGAGAACTTGCGGCCCGCCGGGCGGGCTATGACGCCGGCTTCGAAAAGGGGCGCCTGAGCGCAGGCGGAACCCCGGACCCGATGGATTGGCCGCTGCCTTGTGACGTGACCGTGGGGCACGGGACCATTGGTAGGGGCTGCGCGCTGCGCACGCTAGTCGGGCGGATGAGCGTGCTCTACGACATGGCGGTCGAGCGCAGCGGCGCGGATGTCGTCGGCGAAGCGCTCCGGCTCACTGGTCACGTTGCGATGGAACGCGAAGCGGCCCGCGCGAGGGACCGAATGCGCAGCACCGAGACCGAAGGGCTCGGCCCGGAGGGTGAGAGGCCCGGTGGCGACAGCCACGCGCCCAAGGAAGAGCAAGAGCCCGGCCGGCTTGCCGGCGCGCCCAAGGCTAGTTCCTGAACCCCACGGGAGAGTAAAACCCAGACAGCCACCGGTACAGTGGACCCATCGCGCGATAGACCCCTATACACCCGCTGTCAAGCAGTGATACGATTCGCGCTGTCGCGATAGCGCCCCGTTCGGGGCGACAAGCCTCCGGCCCACCGGAGCGCAACCAAAAAGAGCGACACCCGGCCACTTCAGGCCCAAGGTGCCCCCGAAATTCGACAGAGCGAGCCGCCCACCGAGGCGGCTTTTTGCATTTCGTGGTGCCATTCACCCGCAGGGAATCATGCAGATGACCGAACCCGCATCGAGCGCCGCGGGCGCTGTGGCTGGCTGGAAGCTGGCTGGTGGCGCTGCCGGCTTTGCCGCTGGTGGTGCTGGCTTGGCCGCGCTGGTCGTCATGTGCATGATGACGCCGCGCAGCGCGAAGGAATGGACCGTCGGTCTCGTGTCTACGGTCGTGGGCAGCATCTGCGGCGGTGCCGCTGTGGTGCAGCACTTCGGCTTGCATGCATGGATGGACTCCTACGTCGGTCTGGCTGGAGTGCTCGGCTTGGTCTTTGCCTGCGGCCTGCCGGCCTGGGCGGTGGTGAGGTGGCTCTTCACCTACCTGGAGCGGCGCAAGGACCGGGACTTTGTGGAGATCGCCAGCGAGGTGCGCAAGCAGCTCAAGGATGCGGCGCCGTGATCGATCGGGCTGAATTCATGATGGGCAGGGATGTCTCCCACGCCCTCGAATGCACGCCCGACATCCTGCGCAATGCGTCACGCACGGTCGAGATCGTCAACAAGCTCCTGGCCCTGGCCAAGGGGGCCGGCGTTCCGATCATTCCGCGCCCCGACGGCACGCTGGTGAACAGCGGCTGGCGTCCGCCGAGCGTGAACGCTGCCACCGCGGGTGCGGCCAGTCGCAGCCTGCACATGACAGGCGAGGCGTGCGACCTGCACGACCCGAAAGGCTACCTGGCCGCCTGGGCCGAGACCAGCGCCAACACGGTGCTGCGCGACCTCGGGCTGTGGATGGAAGCGCCAGCCAAAACCAAAGGCTGGCTGCACGTTCAGACCAAAAGCCCACGCAGTGGGGCGCGCGTTTTTTGGCCCTGATGTCGAGGTAATCGCCATGCGTCTGCTGCTTCTGGTCCTGATGTTCATCGCCGGGCCAGCAGCCGCGGCATTGATCGGTGTCGGCCAAGCTGGCTCGATCCGCATCGAGTTCTGCGACGAGCAAGCGAGTTGCCCTGAAGGCGCGCAGCGTGTCGTGATGGTGGCGCCGGCTGGCGCGACCTCCGAAGGTTGCTGGGCCGAGGACGACGACGGCAACGTCTTTATCGTCATGGCTGACGGCCGCGTGGCGCGCGGGCACCGTCGCATGATCAAGCCGCCGACCAACACGTGATCCCGTACCCCATCCTTTCGCCGCGCCTGCTGCTGATCGGCGGGGCCATCCTCGTGATCCTCATCGGCCTATGGGCCTGGGGCGAGAAGCGCGAGGACGACGGCCGCGCCGAAGTGCAAGCCGCATGGGACGACGAGCGCGCCACGCTCATCAGCGCTGCGGCCGATGCCCAGGCCAAGCACCGCGCCGTCGAACAGGAATTCGCCCGCATGGCCCAGGAGGCCACACATGCACAAGCCAAGGAGCGCCAGCGCAATGCGCGCGCTGTTGCTGACATCGCTGGTGATCGTGACCGGCTGCGCATCCAGCTCGAAGCCTACGCCGCCGGTGACGGTGGCGCCCCCGGCGATCCCGGCCTCGCCTCCAGTGAGCGAGCCGCCAAGCTCGGACGAGCTTTGGACGAGGCACTGTCTGCTCATGCAGCGTGCATCGGCACTGCTGCAGATCTCGCTGCCGACGTTCGCGCACTGCGCAGCGCCTGGCCCAAGTGAAGGACGACCAATGAACGCAACCTTCAGCCGCATCATCGACTTCGCCCTGGCGATCGCGGCGCTGCTCATCCTCTTTGCTGTGGGCCCGGCGGCCGCCCAGATCGGCGCCTGCAACCCGCCCGAGGGGACCATCGGCCTGTCCCGAGACAAGACCGAGCAGATCCGGGGCAGCGATGCCACCGAGAACAAGTGCACGGGGATGATGCTCGGGGAGGGTGGGGTGTGGCTGCACTGCCAGCCTCCGGAGCCCGAGGAGCAAGGCTGCCTGCCTGAGCAGCGTCACCGGCAGTGGGGCGGCCCGTTCGGCGACATGTGCAACAGCATCCCGCCCGGCACGCCGCTCGACCCGGCGAAGCACATCCTCCAGAAGGCGCCTCACGGCGGTCAGCAGGAGTTGCAAGACGACTTCGGCAACACCATCGGCCGCGCCACGTATCGCTGCGTGCGCGGCACCTGGTCGGAGGAGCCGGTGCTGTCGGGCTGCGCGTACAAGGTCGATCCCAACGCCCCGCCGCCTCCGCGCGTCGTGCTTAAGCCCCGCCAAGGCGACGCCAAGGTCGGTCCTGTGCAGATCCGGCGCTGACCCAAGGAATCCCACAATGGCCCACGCCATCCTGATGCTGTCGGACGAAGCCGACCCCGCCATCAAAGTGCACGTGTCCTGGGAGGGTGAGTTCGACGAGAACAGCCGCGCCCACCAGCTCATGCGGCGCGCCATCAAGGAGTTGGAGAGCATCGCCCCCAAGGTGCCCGACAGCGAACCGCTCCCCACCGCCGTCACTGTCGGCCGCCTTTACGACAACATCGCCGCCGCCGAGCGCAAGGCCATCGAAGACGGTTCAGCCGAGCCGATGTTCGGCACTCGTGAGGGCGACGGGGCGCACGCGATCCCGCACTGAGGCGGGCCTAGGCGATGAGTGGGAACGCAACGCTTCGCAACGCCAAGCATGAGCATTTTGCTCAACTGGTCAGCAACGGCGAATCAGCCACGCGCGCCTATGTGCTGGCCGGCTACAGCGAAGGCGGGGCCAAACAATCCGCCGCCAGGCTGCTGACCAACGCTGACGTTTGCGAGCGCATTGCTTACCTGCGTCAGCAGAAGGAAGCAAAGCACGAGAAAGCGGTCAGCAAGGCGGTCGAATCGGCCGCCATCGACAAGGCGTGGGTGCTCTCAAAGCTGGTCAAGGTAACCGAGATGGGCATGCAAGCCGAGCCGGTTTATGACGAGGAAGGCAACCCAGCCGGCGAGTACAAGCAGAACCTGGCGGCCGCAAACAAGGCGCTGGAGTTGATCGGCAAGGAGATGGGCATGTTCGTCGACCGCAAGGAAGTGCGCACCGGCCCGCTGGACACCCTGCCGCACGACGACCTGAAGAGGCTGCGCGATGCCCTTGGACCTCTCGTTTCTGGCGGGCATGTCGCCGGAAACGCTGGCAGCACTCAACACTGAGGTTCGCCGGCTTCTCGGCGAGAACAAGCTCGCTGACTACCAGCCGTACCCGAAGCAGCGAGAGTTCCACCTCAGCGGCGGCCCGCTGACAACGCGCGAGCGGCTTCTCATGGCCGGCAACCAGGTGGGAAAGACCTGGAGCGCCGGCTTCGAGCATGCGATGCACCTCACCGGGCGCTACCCGGACTGGTGGGCTGGCGCTGCGTTCGATGAGCCAGTCATCGGCTGGGCAGCCTCGGAGACCTCGCAGAGCACACGCGACACGGTGCAGCGGATCCTGCTGGGCCAGCCTGGCGCGTGGGGTACAGGCGCGATCCCGAAGAACGCCATCAGCGAGATCAAGCGGGCGGCGCACGGTGTGTCCGATGCGGTGGAAACCATCCTCGTGCGCCACGGCGGCGGCGGGGATGTGCAGGCCGGATTCAGCCGCATCACGATCAAGACCTACGACCAGGGCCGCGAGCGCTGGCAAGGCGAGACGCTGGACTTCGTGTGGTTCGACGAGGAACCGCCAGAGGACATCTACTTCGAGGGCCTGACCCGAACGAATGCCCGCCAAGGCATCGTGACGCTGACCTTCACGCCGCTGAAAGGCATGAGCAACGTGGTGCGACGGTTCATCATGGAGAAACCGGCCGGCACCGTGGTCACGAAGATGACCATCGACGATGCTGGCCACTACACGCCTGAGCAGCGGGCCGCGATCGTGGCGACCTACCCGGCGCACGAGCGCGAGGCGCGCATCAAGGGCATTCCGACGCTCGGCTCCGGGCGCATCTTCCCCGTCGCGGACGAGGCGATCGCCGAGAACTCGATTCAGATCCCTCCGCACTGGCCGCGCATCGCTGCGATCGACTTCGGCTGGACGCATCCCACAGCAGCCGTGTGGCTGGCCTGGGACCGCGACACCGACACAGTTCACTTGTACGACGCCTATCGCGTGAAGGAGCAGACGCCCGCCGTCCACTCGCTCACCTTCACCGGCAAGGGCAAGTGGATTCCGATGGCCTGGCCGCACGACGGCGAGGCGCACGACAAGGGCGGGGGCGAAGGACTGTCCAAGCAGTACCGCGACCTGGGCGTGAACATGCTTCCCGCAAAGGCCACGCACGCGCCCGATCCAGAAAAAGGCCAAGAGGAAGGGCAAGGCGGCAACTCGGTAGAGGCTGGTCTGATGAGCATGCTTGAGCGCATGCAGTCCGGCCGCTTCAAGGTTGCTCGGCACCTCGAAGACTGGTGGGAAGAGTTCCGGCTCTACCACCGTGAGGACGGAAAGATCGTCAAGGAAGTCGACGACCTGATGGATGCCACCAGGTACGCCGTGATGATGCTTCGCCACGCCAAGGTTCAAGAGAAGCGCAAGCGCGAGCGCATCGACGCCCCATCCGTCATCGATTCATCCACCGGCCTCCTCGGCGCGGTGTGACCAGACCCTGATCGCCTGAAGCCCGCAGGCGGTCGCAAAACAGTAACCCGGGCACGAAGGAACGAACCATGAGCGTGATTCAAGGCGTCATTGGCGCTGGCATCTCCGCGTCGAGCAACATGCCTGACGGCCTGCCAGCCGCCCCGCGCATGGGGCGTCAAGGCCAAGTGATCACGGCGCACATGCAGGGCCGTATGGCCGAGGCAGCGCGCCGCGGCACGCTGTACTACGGCTCGAATGGCGCCACGCCCAGCGTGACCACGGTGGCCCTGGCCACGACCTACACCGGCTTGTGCCTCTACAACCCGGCCAACAGCGGCAAGAACCTGCTGCTGGAACAGGTGGGCTATTCGTTCCTCGTGGCATTCCCCGCCGCTGCGACCATCGGCCTGTTGGCCGGCTATGCCGCCGCCGGCATCGTGACCGCATCGGCAGCCGCCTCGCCTGGCGCCTCGTGCAAGTTGGATGGTGCCGTCGGTGTCGGCCGCTGCGCGCTGTCCGCGACGCTGGTGGGCACGCCGTACCTGTACCAGGTCTTCGGCGAGGGTCTGACGGGCGCGATCACCACGGCACCGCAAGGCGGCCGCATCGTGCAGATGGAAGGTCACCCGGTCATCCCGCCCGGTGGCTACGTCGCGATCTACACGTCCACCGTGTCGGGCGCCGGCTCGCTGGCTGCGTCCTTCCTGTGGCAGGAAGAGCCGATCTGACGAGGGCCCGTTAGGTGTCACAGATGCCGCAAGGCCTGCCCGACGACGAGCCGTACAGCGGCCAAGGCGAGCAGGAAGAAAAAGACGAGAAGCAGCGGTACGAAGAGGACTTTGCTGCCTTCGCGAACCTCATTTGCGCCAAGCGCAAAGAGGCGATCGACGGCCGCAAAGAGTCCGGCATCGAAGACACCTGGGCCGCCGCTGAAGAGGCATACCACGGGATCGACGACACCAACCGGCACGAGTTCCGAGGTGGCCTGAGCGGCAACGTGTGGACCAAGCCCACGGCCATGTCGGGCTCCCTCACGCGCGATACGGACAAGAAGCGTCCGCAGAGCACGGGCTTCGTGCGCCTCACCAGCCGCTACGTCGACGCGGGCGCGGCCAAGGTGTCCGAGATCACCATCCCGGTGGACGGCAAGGCCTTCAGCATGAAGGCCACGCCGGTGCCGGATGCCGTGGCCATGAAGGACGACGAAACGCCATACGCCGGCCCAGACGGTCAGCCGGTGATGCGCGCGCCGACCGAGGCCGAGATGCCGCAGCCGGGCCCGGACGGCACGATGCCGCCCCCGCCCGAGCCGAAGCCGCTGACCGTTGGCGACCTGGCGCGGCACCAGATCGAGATGGCCGAAGAGTCGGCCGAAAAGGCCGAGACGCGCATCCACGATTGGATGGTCGAGTGCCAGCACCCTGCGCAGATGCGCAAGGTGGAGTTCGACATGGCGCGCCTGGGCGTAGGGGTGCTGAAGGGTCCGTTCCCTGACGAGCGCACCGCGATGGCCGTGAGCAAGGGTCAAGGGCAGATGGCCATCAAGGTCGAGCGCAAGACCCAGCCGGCCGATCGCTGGATTGACCCTTGGAATGCGTTCCCTGATCCGGCGTGCGGCGAGGACATCCACGACGGGGATTACTTCTTCGAGCGCGACTTCATGGGCTACGGGAAACTGGGCAAGCTCAAGCAGCGCCGCTTCTACCTGCCGTGGGCCATCGACAAGGTGCTGGAGGAAGGCCCCGACCGCGTGAACAAGGTCGAGTCCGGCAACCCGCGCGGCGCCGTGACCGGCAAGAAGAACCAGTTCGAGATCTGGTACTTCCACGGCAGCATCACGATCAAGGAGCTGAACCTCGCCAACCCGAAGGAGGCCGAGCGCCTGAAAGCCAAGGGCGCGAAGGACACCGACATGGTGTTTTCTATCGTGACCATGGTCAACGACACGCCCATCCGGGTCACGCTGAACCCGCTGGAGCAGTCCGGCCGGTTCCCGTACCGCACCGCCTCGTGGCGCCGCCGCTCGGGGCACTGGGCCGGCATCGGCGTGGCCGAGCAACTGTCCTTCCCTCAGAAGCTGTTGAACGCCGCGGTGCGCGCCGGAATGAGCAATGCGGCCAAGAGCGCCGGCAGCATCATCGGCATCGACGACACAGTGCTCGAGTGGCCCAACAGCACCTGGACGATCGTGCCTGACACGATCGTGCGCCGGAACCCGGACCACACCGGCCCGTTCGATATCCGGGCGGCGATGTCGGCATTCCAGGTGCCCAACGTCACCCCTCAGATGCTGCTGTGGGTGGAGCTTGCCTTCCGCATCGCCGAGGAGACGACGAACATTCCGTTGGTCACGCAAGGCCAGAGCGGCAAGAGCACGCCCGACACCTTCGGTGGCCAGCAGCTCCAGGACTCCAACGCGATGCAGCTCCTGCGGGACGTGGGATACAGCGTGTGCGAGGGCATCACCAACCCTCTCGTGACCGACTACTACGAGATGCTGCTGCTGGACCCTGATGTGCCGGACGACGAGAAGAGCAACATGCAGGTGGACGCAAACGCCGGCATTGCCCTGATCGAGAAGGCCTTGCAGGACCAGGCCATCCTGATGCTGCACCCGCTGGTGTCGGACCCGGAGTTCGGCTTCGACAAGCGCAAGTACGCGAAGACCTGGATCCGCATCAAGCGCATCAACCCGTCGGACCTGATGATGTCGGACGAGGAGTACGAGGCGCGCAAGAAGCAGCCGGTGCCACCGCCGCCGGAGATTGCAGTGGCCCAGATCAACGCCAAGAGCCGCGAGAACATCGCCGCGAGCCGCGACAGCCTGATGGCCGAGAAGATCCGAGTCGACACCGACCGCGATACCGCGCACGTCGTCTCGCAGGAACGCCGCGACGCCGCGCAGCACGTGCAGCGCATGACGGAGCTGGAGCAGCGCACCGCACTGGCGGTGATGGAACATGCAAACCGTCGGCAGATCAGCCTGGACGACGCGAAGGTCGACCTGGCCAAGCTGACCATGGAACTGCGGGCGCAGATGGAACTGGCCGGCGCCGACGGCAAGGGGCCGCAGGTGGCCACGCCGAAGGTGGAGCCGGAAGGTCGAGCGCCAGAGGGACAAGCCTTCCAGGCCTGACGCATGGATCGCCGCGCACCCTTTGCGCTGACGCAGGAAGAGCGCAACACCGCGCTGTGGCTGCGCCTCATGACGCACTTCGAGCAGCGCATCGCGACGCTGCGCCAGACCAACGACAGCCCGGCGAACACGGCCGAGGACACCGCGCGCATCCGCGGTGAGATTGCCGCGCTGCTTCAACTGCAGCGCCTGAACAACCCGCGCCAGTCCACCGAGGACTGACGCCAATCCTATTCGCCGCCGCCCGCGGGGCCACGGCAATGCGAGCAGCCACGCCCGAGGGCGCCGCTGCGACCCGAGCGCCCCTTGAGGGCGCTTTTTCGTTGGAGAGCCACACCACATGGCACAGGACTCCCCGGCCGACGGCCTGGAACAGGAAGACCACAGCACCGAGCAAAGCGATGAGCAGCGCATGGCCGCCTTCGAAGCGGGCCTCGCCGGCAAACGGACCACGGAAACGCCGTCCGAGCCGGTTGAGCAGCCCAGCCAAGAGACCGCCAGCGCGCCCGCGGCAGAGACGCCGCCTGCGCCGCGCATCCGCCAACTGACCGAGGACGAGTATTCCGAGTTGACCGCCAAGGCCTCTCGCGTCGACACCATCGACGAAGAGCGCAAGCGCGATCGGGATGCGATCTACGGAACGATCGGCGGGCTGCAGCGCAGCATCAACCAGCGGCGAGCGATCAGCCTGCCGCAGGAAAAGCTCGACGCCTTGCGCGCAGACCTCCCGGAAGTCGCTGAACTTCTGGAAGCGATGGCCAAGGCCACCGAGGTGCCGGCGTTCGATCCTGACTCCGTGGCCCGAACGGTCGAGGAAAAGCTCAAGCCCTCTCAGGACCAACTCATTGCAGCCGCGGAACAGCGCGCGTGGAGGCGCCTCAGCGCCGAGCGCCTGGCCGAGACGCATGAGAACTGGCAGGACGACGCCAACAGCACTGAATTCGCCGCCTTCGTGAAAGCGCAGGGCGACGAGTACATGAACAAGCTGGCCAAGGCTTCGGAAGAGTGGGATTACCGCGTCATCGGCGCGGCCCTGTCCAAGTGGAAAGACTCGAAGAAGGCTGCGGACGATGACGCCGCTGCCCGACGCGAACGGCTGAACTCCAACGTCAACCCCCGCGGCTCGTCGCCCATGTCGGCGCCGCCTCCGTCGCGGGACGAAGCATTCACCGCGGGACTGCGAAAGGTCGGCGCCGCGCGCTGACGGCAGCCCAACATCCCATAGGAGCGCATCATGACGATGCACCAGTACGGTTCCGCCGCCTGGCGGATTGACGAGTTCAAGGGCCGCATCCTCGGCCGCGCCATGCCGACGGAATGCCTGTCGCGCACCGGCCGCCAGGTCGAGTACCCCAAGAACAGCAGCAAGACCTACACCGCGCGGCTGTTCCTGCCCTACGGCGCGGCCAGCACTAACGCGAGCACGCGCAACACGTTCTTCGGCACCACCACTGCCGTCGATCGTTCTGCTGCGATCGTGAACGCGCACAGGGCCACTGAAGGCGTGACCCCGAGCCCCGACTCGGTGACGCCGTGGGACGTGAGCTGCACCATGCAGCAGTTCATGGTGCTCTACGGCTACACCGACCACACGGCAGAGTTCGGCGAGGACGACATCCCCGAGCAGGAAGAGCAACTGACGGCTGAGCGCATCACGCTGGTCAACGAAGCCTTCATGTACGGCATCCTAAAGGCCGGTACGAACAAGTTCTATGGCGGCACCGGCACCAGCCGCGCCACCGTGAACGGCCCCATCACGCTGAACCTCCTGCGTGAAGTGGCCCGCGTGCTGATGGCGAACCACGGGAAGATGGTCAATCGCGTGCTGGACGCCTCGGGCAAGTTCAACACGAGCCCCATCGCCCCCGGCTTCGATGTCTACATCAGCACCGATCTGTCGAGCGACGTGCGCGACCTGGAGCACTTCACCCCCGCGGAGAAGTACGCCAGCGGCTCGCCGCGCGACAACGAGCTGGGCGCCTGCGAGGAGTTCCGGTTCATGCGCAGCCCGGACCTCGTGCCGATCTTCGACGCAGCCACGTCCGTGACGGCCAGCACCTACGACCTGTATTCGACCGGCGGCACCAACCCGGACGTGTACCAGGTCATCGTGATGGCCAAGGACGCGCACAGCCAGGTGGCCGTTCGCGGCCTGCGCGGCATGGAGCCGTTCCACATCCCCCACACCAAGCGCGACAAGTCCGACCCGGGCGGCCAGCGCGGCTACGTGGGCGCGAACTGGTGGAAGGGCGGAATGATCGAGAACGACGGCTGGATGGCCGTTCTCGAAGTCGGCCGCACCAACCTGACCAACTGATGGCATGCCGGCGGGTAACACCGCCGGATTCCCAACAAACGAAAGGACCATCATGAAGGGCACCATCTTTCGGTGGCTGGACGGCATTGCCGACACCCGCGCCAAGGCAGGCCTTCGGGCCGTGCTGGGTGCGCTGGGCGATCGGCAGTCGTGCAAGGCGCTGACCACGCCTGGGCTCGCCATCAAGGCGGGCGGCGGCGTTCTCGTCAAGGCTGGCTCGGCGTTCTACGCCTGGGTCGGCGACCGCCTCGTCACCGTCGCAGCCAACACCGACCAGGCCGCGCTGTCGGGCACGGTCACCAACGCGAAGTTCAACGTCTTCTGCTTCTTCCTCGACCGCGCCGGCACCGGCACGAGCGCGATGGGGGTGGAGGGTGCGACGCTCGCCGCGGTGAAGTTCCCGCCGATTCCCGAGGGCAAAGCGCTCATCGGGTTCGTGATCATCAACCCCACTGGCACCGGCAACTTCGTCGGCGGCACCACGGCACTGGATGACGCCACCGTCGTTCCGACCGCGGTCTACATCAACACGTTCGGCGGCGTCTTCGATCCGTCGCTCGCGGTCAAGTAAGGAGCGCCAACCATGGCCATCAACACCACCTACACGCAATCCGCGTCTTCGCAGGCCGCCGATGCTCCGCAGTTCGCTGCGGGCCGCATCACCATGCCGGCCGACTCCATCACGGCCACGGACTACCTGCTGCAGGCCTGCGGCTTCACGCCGCGCTACGTCCGCTTCTGGAACGTCACCGATCGCATCACGATCGAGTGGCATGCCGGCATGGCGGACGACACCTGCCTGAAGACCGCGGCCGCCGGCACGCAGACCCTGGAGACGACCAACAAGGGCATCACCGTGTGCGACAGCGACGGCACGGCCAACACGGCCGGCCGGTGCTTCAAGGTCTCGCAGAACGCCACCCTGGCTGTCGTCGTGGCATCCAAGGTGCTGAACTGGGTCGCCTTCGGCTGACATCCCATTCGCCCGGCCAGGGCGATCTCTCGGCGCTTGATCAGCGCCAACCTCAAGCGGCCCCGCAGGCAAGTCCTTCGGGGCCGCTTCTTTTCAGGAGCGCGACATGACGCGACGCGGACGAGAACTCACACCCGATGACCTGCGGTTGCCGCAGAAGCCACCGCTCGACATCACCCACGGCAACGCATCCGTCGAGCGCGAGACCGTGAGCCTGGTGGATGTGCCGATGAACCAGTCCATCGTGACCACCGGCAAAGGAATCCCGAGCGAAGAAGAACTCGCCGAACTGAAGTTCAACGAAGACGTGCTGGAAGTCCGTCTCGAATCGCCGCAGAGCGTCGGCGATGACAGCAAGCCGGTGATGGCCTACGGGCCCTTCGGCGTGCAGGGCCGCCAGGTGTGGCTGCGTCCGGGCGAAGTCGAGAGCGTCAAGCGCAAGTTCGTCGAGGCCATCCTCCGGTCCCAGCCGTTCCGCGTGCAGACCGAGGTGATCAAGGGCCAGGGCGAAGAGCGCAACCTCGTCCGCCGCTACGTCTCGCGCCGGTTCCCCTTGACCATCATCAGCGACCCCAGCCCGCGCGGCGCCGAGTGGGCGCGCCGGATCGTGATGGAGAACTGAGCGCATGAACCGCTTGCAGCTCTGCCAACGAGCCCGCGCCGAGATGGGTCTCGGTGGCTCCGGCCCGAGCACGACCATCAGCCAGACCGGCGAGATGCTGCAGGTGGTGAACTGGGTCGACACCGCATGGGAGCGCATCCAGTCCTCGCGCAACTGGGACTGGCTGTGGGAGGCGTCGACGGTGACGATCACCGCGAACACGTCGGTGACCTCCGGCACGATCCCGGCGTCGCGCTACCTGAAGGACTGCGTGCGCGACTCGACCGGCACGCTGCTGTCCTACCTGCCCTGGGCTGACTTCCGCTTGGCCTACCCGACGGCACAGATCGCCGCCGGCACGCCGGGCACGTGGACCATCCGCCCGGACAAGTCCTTTGCCGTCAACGCCAAGCCGACGACGAACACCACGTACAGCGTGGAGCGCTACAAGAACCCGACCGCCATGACGACGGATTCGGATGCGACGACCGGGACGCCTCAGGGCATCCCGAGCGAGCACCACATGCTCATCGTCTGGCGCGCGGTGATGCTGTATGCCGGCCACGACGAAGCGCAGGTGCTCTACAACCACGCGCAGGCCGAGTACCGCAAGGTGCTGTCCGCGATGGGCATCACCGACCACGCCGAAATCGAGTGGGGGGTTTGCTGGTGAGCGACCAGCAAACGGCCATCGTGACGCTGGTCGGTGGCCTGGACACGGCCACCGCACCGCTGGCGCTGGCGCCAGGCCACGTCATCGGATCGGAGAACTACGAGCCCCGCATGCAGGGCGGATACCAGCGCGTGAAGGGTGTGGAGCGATACGACGGCCGCACGAAGCCGAGCGCTGCCGTGATCGTCGTGCTGGGTGTGGCCACGAGCTGGGGCGCGAGCGCAGTGGTCGGCGCAACCGCCACCGGAAGCAGTAGCGGCGCCACGGGGGTCATCGCCTACGTCTCCGGAACGTACCTGGCGCTGACCAAGGTCACGGGAACGTGGGTCAACGGCGAGAACCTGCTTGTGTCGGCGGTGAGCCAGGGCGTCGTGATCTACGAGCCCAGCATCACCGAGCTGCAGGCCAATGCGATGTACGCCGCCGCGGCGACGATCTACCGCGCGGACATCACGGCCGTTCCTGGCAGCGGGCCGGTGTGCGGCATCTGCGTCATCAACAACACGGTGTACGCCTTCCGCAACAACGCTGGTGGCACGGGGCAGGAGTGCTATCGGGCAACGTCATCCGGGTGGGTGATCGTCCCGAGGAAGAAGCGCATTCGCTTCACAACGGGGTCGGGCACGTACACCCACGGCACCGTCACGATCACTCAGGGCGCCAACTCGACGACAGCCTACAAGATCATGGTCGAGTCCGGCAGCTTCGCAGGCGGCGACGCTGCTGGATCGATGATCATCGACGCGCCTGCGCCAGCGGTGTTCGCCAGTGGCGCCGCGACGCTGAGCGGCGGCTTTGGTACGGTGTCCCTCGACTCCACGACCTATCAGGACGTGACGCTCGGTGCGTCTGGCAGATGGGTATTCAAGCCTTACCGCTTCTCGCTCACGCGCAACACGGTCACCCCGGTTTATGGTGTCGATCGGGTAGACAACTCGGCCGGCACGCCGATCGGCGGCGGCAACTTCATCGAGTTCGATGGGACGATCATTGCGCCGCTGACGGCCGGCGGCATCGATAGCCCCCATCGCATCGAGTGCCACAAGAACCATCTTTTTGTCGTCTACCGCTACACGTCCATCCAGCATTCGGCAATCGGTGATCCTTACGACTGGACCGTTGTCAGTGGCGCTGGCGAGTTGCAAGTTGGCGCGTTGCCGAACGAAATGGTTTCCATCCAGGGCAGCCAGGACGAAGGCGCGATGGCGATCCTCTGCCGCGACCGCACTTACATCCTCTACGGCAACGACTCAACCGATTGGAATCTGGTCCCGCTGAGCAAAGAGGTGGGCGCAAAGGCGTACAGCGCGCAAGTCATTGGCCAGCTTGTTGCGTTCGACGAGCAGGGCGTTCGAAGCTACTCGCCAACAAACGCGTTCGGCAACTTCGTTTTCAACACGCTGACGGACCACATTCGATCCCGCATCGCCGGCAAGACGCCGACGGGCTCGGCGGTAGATCGAGCCGGCGGCCGGTATCGGATCTTCTTCGACGACGGCACGTGGCTGTCGGGCTTCCCCGGCAAACGCTGGACGTGGATGTTCTGTCGCTACCCGTTCACCGTCGAGGTGGCGAGTGAATGGGAAATCAGTGGGGTGTCGTCGATCTTCGTCGGAGACGAGAGCGGCTATGTGTACGAGTGCGACAAGGGCCGCTCCTTCGATGGGACAGCGATCAGCGCATGGCTCAAGACTGCTTTTGCGCATCTTGGCAGCCCCACACGGCGCAAGGCGTTTCGCAGCATCGAGATTGAAATCCGTGGCGACTCGGCGGGGTCGCTGACGGTGCAGCCGGACTACAGCTACGGCGACACGGCCATCGATGAGAACGCGCCGGCCCTGGCGAACAACACGCCGGTGGACGGTCCTGACGGCGCGCTCGACATGGGCGACTGGGATGTCGGCTCATGGGACGGCAAGTACATCAGCCGGCTGCGCGTGCGCAGTCCCGGCGTCGGCGAGAACGTCGCCGTCCTGCTGGGCGGTGAGAGCGCAACAGAGTTGAGCCACGAGGTGACGGCGATCACGCACTACTTTCACATGCGCAGGCAATCGCGATGAGCACGGCCTACACCCGCAGCACCGACTTCGCCCTGTTCGCGTCGAGCCGGCGCAGCGCCAAGTTCAACTATGAACTGGACCTGATTGCCACGGCCATCGCCTCGCTGCTGGTCGACCCGACCTTCACTGGCGATGCGCGCGCGCTTACCCGGGCGATCACCGACGACTCGACACGCCTGGCCACCACGGCCTTCGTGCATGACGTGCTGAGCGGGGCGCTCGGAAACCTGCCGGTGCAAACAGGGCACGCAGGAAAGTGGCTGAAGACGAACGGATCGTCCGCTTCGTGGGAAGCATTGCCGATCCAGACCTACAGCATCTTTAGCGCATCGACCGCAACACTCACTGCGGTGTCTGCGCTTGAGCGCATGGAAAACACGCTCACTGCCTCTGGCCTCGCGACGGCGTGCCAGCAGATCATCTACGGGAACTCACTGTTCATCGCTGCGGGCGGCACTGGCTCCAATGCGAACGTCGCATCCAGTGCCGACGGCCTGACGTGGACGCTTCGTGCGATGCCATCGACCGCGGCGTGGCACGTTGGCACGGACGGGCTTCAGTTCGTCGGGGTCATTGATGGCGGCACAGGGACCGCAACGAGCGCCAACGGCACATCATGGTCGTCTACGACAGCGCTGCCTGCGGCATGCAAGGCGACGCACTGCATTCCGGTGTTCCTTGGCACGACCTGCTTTGTGCTGAGCAATACGGCGGCCACGGCGTACACATCGAGCAACTACGGCACGAGCTGGAGCACACAGACGTTGCCTGCGAATGCCGGCAACTGCGCCCCGTTTGTGGTCGGCGGATTGTTCTGGTACTGGAGCGCGACGACCACCGCATACACCAGCGCCACCGGCGCCACAAGCTCGTGGACCGCGCGGACGCTGCCGATTACGCCTGCCGTGGCGTGGCAAGACTTCGACGGCTCCCTATGGATTCAGGCCTCTGGCGGTACGGAGTACTACCGCACCACCGATGGCATCAACTGGACGCTGCAGTCGCTGACCCTGACAACGAGCGGAGCAAACCGCCCCGTCGTTTCCATCAATGGCATCTACGCCTACTTTTCAACGACTTTCGGCGAGGCAGCGACCTACCACAACGGCAATTGGGTACGTCGCACACCAAGCGTCTCCATCACTTCGAGCATGGGGCTGCGTCGATTTGCAAAGAACGGCGACGGCACGGTTTTTCTGGTTCCACACGGCGCTGGTACGACGGGCCAGATCGGGCGCATCGCCCCGGCCGAGGGCTCGGCCGCCACTGCCATCTTCACGAGCTGACCCCATGGCCTATTCCTTCGACCTCTACGGCTGGTATGCCGGCGAGGTGGCCGACGGCGCGCCGCGCTCGACGCTGCTGGAGCCGCCGACGCTGAGCACGACGACGACGCCTGGCGAGCAGCGGGCGAACTTCACCGGGTACGTGTGGGAGGTGAAGGCCTACGCCGAGCCGCCCGCCAGTCCGCCTGCGGCACCGGTCGCGCGGCACATCACGCCGCTGGCGTTCCGCAACCGGTTCACCACGGCCGAAAAGGTCGCCATCGAGCTTGCGGCGCTCGACAACCCGCTGGCCGTCATGGCGCTTCGCGAGCAGGCGGCCGCCTTGCGGGCAAGCCTGCGCGATGTCGAGTCGGCCAACTTCATCGACCTGGACAAGGCGGACACCCGCGCGCGCGTGCAGGGGCTGGAGTCCGCTGGCGTCATCGGCGAAGGCCGCGCGCTCGAAATCCTCGACGCCGAAATCCAAGACAGCGAGAAGGCCTGATGGCGACCAATCAGCAAATCCGCGAGTTCGCGAACGCGAACGGCTTCCGGCCCAACGAGCGCGGCGAGTACGTCGTCGACAACGATGCATTTGCCGGCCGCATCTACGACGTGGCGAAGGAACGCGGCTACTCCGCGAACGAGTTGGACACCGCGTTCGGCTGGGACTCCGGCACTTCGGCCGGCTTCATGACCCGGACAGGCCGGGCCATTCTCGGTGGACGCCCT